CAGTATTCTCAGGGAGGTAACAAATGGGAATAATAGATAACTTTATAGGATTTATCTCTCCGGGCTGGGCGGTAAAGCGTGAGGCTTGGAGGCTAAGCCTTGAAGAACTAAGGAATTATGATGCTGGTGGATATGGGAGAAATACCAACTGGAGAGTTGCTAACAGTTCAGCAGAACAGACTGATACCTATGACAGGGATATCATAAGAGCAAGAGCCAGGGACCTTGAAAGAAACAGCGATTTAATGAATGCGGTTGTAAGTGCATATAAAAGAAATGTTGTCGGTGCAGGATATTCAATGCAGGCAAAAACTGGGAACAGTGAACTAAACAAAGAGATTGAAAAGCTGTGGAATAAATGGGGCAAAAAGAGAAACTGTGACGTGACAGGAACGCAGAGCCTCAATCAGATGATAAGAATGGCTGTAGCTAGGAAAAAGGTTGATGGCGGTATTCTTTTCATTAAGAGATACACCGACCAAGGCACAATTCCATTTCAGCTACAGATGATTGAAGTGGATGAACTATACAACGGTACATTAGCCCCAAATATAAAAGGCAACCGAGTTGTAGGCGGAATTGAATACAATACCTTTAATCGCCCTATAGGTTATCACATTAAACAATATGACCTTAGCGGGATGGGAGAGGAAAAGCCAATATATGTAAAGGCTGATGATGTAATTTTCTATTTCAGTAAGAAAAGACCGTCACAGATTAGGGAAATGAGCGATATGACCTTTACAATCCCAAGAATAAGGGATGTAAACGAGTTTATGAATGCCGTTTCCGTAAAAGAAAGGATTGCAGCCTGCCTTTCAGTATTTATAAAAAAAGCTACTCCAAGAGAAGGCTTTGGAAGAGGAGTGGCAAAACAAGCAAATGCAGAGTATGAAGGGAAAACAATTTCCCCTGGTATGATAAAGGAGCTTAATGCAGGGGATGAAATTCAGGTAGTTAATCCAGCGGGACAGGGCTCGGATGCAACCAGTTATACCAAATTACAGCAGAGGCTTATAGGATCAGGACAAGGGATTAGTTATGAATCTGTAAGTAGGGATATGGCAGAAGCGACCTATTCATCCGCAAGACAGGGAATCATAGAAGATGAACTTACATATAGTGAGGAAAAAGAACTTTTATGTGAAATTCTTGATGAGATTTACGAAACCTTTGTTATATCTGCAGTTCTATGCGGGAAACTAGACATAAAAGATTTTTGGGATAACAAAGATTTGTATCTTGCACATGAATGGATTCAGGAGCCAAAACCTTGGATAGATCCTAAGAAGGAATCTGAGGCTAATATGATAGCAATTAAGACAGGGCAAAAGACATTTAAGCAAATATCGGCAGAGAATGGACGGGACTGGCAAGACCAGATAGACGATATGGCTGAGGTTATTGCATATGGAAAAGAAAAAGGCGTGGATATGTCAGCAGTATTATATGGTGATGTTGTAGTAACTGAGGAAACGGAGGAAGAAAGTGGAAAGTAAAACAGGGGATTTAACAAGAGGATGCTTAGGAGCTGAGATAAGGCAGATAGAGGGTGAGGGAAACGAAAGAAGATTCACACTTTCCTTCTCATCAGAAGAGCCTTACGAAAGATGGTTTGGGATGGAGATTCTGTCTCACGATGATCAGGCAGTAGACCTCACAAGGCTTAACTCGATTGGAGTGCTTCTTTATAACCACAATAGGGATAAGGTAATAGGCAAGGTCACAAAGGCTTGGATTGAGAACAATAGAGGTATGGCAGAGGTTGAATTTGATACCGATGAAGAGTCACAGACCATACTAGATAAGGTATCAGGAGGAAGCCTCAAGGGAGTATCTGTAGGATATCAGGTTAGGCAGTGGGAGGAAGTAAAGGCTAATAAGACATCTGAGGATGGAAGATTTACAGGACCTTGTGATATAGCAACAAGATGGATGCCTTATGAGATATCTATAGTTAGTATTCCTGCTGATTCAACCGTAGGCGTGGGTAGGGATATGTCAGAGGTCAAAGGTAAAAAGGAAGTGGGCATTTCTTATTATGAGAAACAGCTTCAGATAAATAACAACTTTATAACAGGAGGTAACGAGTAATGAATTTAGCAGAACTAATTGCAAGGCAGCAGGCTCTTATTGACGGTGCAAAGGCAGCTTCAAGAGAGCTTACAGCAGAAGAGCAGAGAGAGTTTGACGATTTGCAGAGACAGATTGACGAACTCAAAGCAAAGCCTGAGCCACAGATTAGCGAAGCCGAAAAGAAGGCGGAGAGACAGGCAGAAAGACAGAGGTGTGCGGATATTTCAGCACTATGCAGAGAGTTCCATGTGTCTTGTGAAAATGAGAAGAAGTTTATTGAGGCAGGAGACAGCATTGACAGCGTAAGAAGTTTTATCCTTGATGAGGTAAGGAAAAACGGATCCCCAATCTCGACAAAGGTTACAGTGACCGAGGATGAGGGAGACAAATATAGAAACGCTGCATCCGATGCTCTTTTGATGAGAGCGGGCTTTGAACTTGATCACCCTGCTGAGGGGGCGAATGAGTTAAGACATATGTCTCTTAGGGATTTTGCAATTGAATGTATGAAAGATACGGAGAATGGCAATCTTTCAAGGATGTCATCTGACGAGATTTTCAATATTGCACAGAGACATTTCTTTAATCCTACATCAGCATTCCCGGCAATGCTTGATAATGCAATCAATAAGGCATACGTAGAGGGACATAAGAAGGTTGCGGTTACATTTGACAGAATCACGAAAAAGGGAACACTTAAGGATTTTAAGATTGCCAATAATAATTACCTTGCAGGTCCTGTAGGGGAATTTATGAGAGTACCTGAAAACGGAGAACTTAAGCATGATTCTTATAAGGATGTTAAGCTGCCTACAAGAAAGCTTGAAACTTACGGCAGACAGTTCACACTTACCAGACAGGCATTTATCAACGATGATATAGATCTTATTACAAAGATGCCTGCAAGGTATGCAGCGTCCGCAAGAAAGACAATCAATACACAGGTTTATGAAATCCTTGTGAATAACCCTGCTGTTTATGATGGTACAGTGCTTTTCAGCAAAGCACATGGCAACCTCGTTACTACAGGAACAGGTATAACTAAGGAATCAATGCAGGCAATGATACTTGCACTACAGGCTCAGAAAAATGAATTTGGTGAGGCAATTATAATAAGACCTGCAAAGATCGTGGTACCTGTAGGTATGTCATTTGAAATTTATACATTGTTTAACAGCCCAACTATCAATACCACAGGAAATACTCAGGCTGCAAATCCATTGTATAGATATGCTAACCAGATTGAAATTATAGAAGACCCTACGATCAACGTACTTTCAGGTGGCTTTGGGAAGGCTATGCCTTGGTTCTTGCTTGGTGCACATGATGATACCGACTTTATTCAGGTTGACTATCTTAACGGTCAGGAAGTTCCAACCATCAGAAGGTCAGAGGTTCCAGGCACACTTGGCTTTATCTGGGATATCTATCTTGACTGGGGTATCAGTGTTATGGACTTTAGAGGTGCTATTAAGAATCCTGGTGTGGTTATTGATAACCCACTCGGAGCATAAGGAGGTAGAACATGAAAGCAGAATTTTGGCAGAAAGGTGAAACCCTTGATTATGTAAATGAGGGTACAAAGGTTATTGAGGCAGGCGAGATTGTAGACTTTAAGACTAGGATAGGCGTTGCTGCATACACAATTAATCCTAAGGAAAAGGGTACAGTCCATGTTGTAGGTGTTTACATCATCAAAAAGAAAGATCAGACAGAAATCAAAATGGGGGCACCTGTTTATTTTGCAGAAGATGGAATCACTGCTACAGCAGGAAGCAACACACCAGCGGGCTATGCAGCAGAGACATCTCCAGTGAAAGCAGCTGACATCCGTATAAAGCTTTTAGGATAAGGAGGGTATATGGCAACAGTTGGAAGAAAGAACCTTAAGGAACAGGCATCAGAGCCTGTTCCTGTAGAAGAAAATAGTGCGGAAGATGAAAGCATAGAAGAAGTTATTTCGGTAGAATCCAAGGAGAAGGTGGCAAATCAAGTTCTAAAGGCTATAACCCACATTCTTTACAATGGCAGGATGTATTTACCACAAGAGGAACTGCCTGTAGACAATGCTGAAATGATAGAAGCCTGGTTAAATGCAGGAACTGCAATCTGGGAATAAGGAAACGGATATGACATTTAAGGAACAAATAGCAGCAGACACCAAAAATGTATTCATGAATGCGCTTGAATTTTCAGAAGAACATATTATAGATGGCAGAAACATGCTGTGTATTGTTGACAACAACGAGCTAATGGCACGAAGGGTAAAGTATAAGTTCAGGTCAAAGTTTTATGTGGATCAGGTAGGGATAAAAGACATGCTTATTTACGTTAGAGCTGAAGACTTTGGAGCTTTACCTGCTATTGGAAGAACACTTATATTTGATGGGAAACCATATATAATATGCGATGCAGTGAATGAAAGTGGCATATACAGTATTAATTTGGAGATGAACAAGGCATGATTTATTTTGAAGTTGATACAGAGGAGCTTAGCCATGCTATAAGGGGCTTGAATATCCCCAAAAGTAAGCTAAACAGCATATTAAAAACAGCCGTCAATCGCACAGCAAGGCAGGTCAAAACTTGGCTGCCTGAAGAAGCAGAAAACAGATACCACATTAAAAGAATGGGTCAGGTAAAAAAAGGGCTTAAAATGACGGGGGCAAAAATAAGCAGTCCCGTAGCACATATAATATCAAGCGGTCATGCCAATGATTTATATGATTTTAATGTGACATCCAGAAGATACAGCCCAGGCAATAGACCGCCTTCAGGACACAAGGCGAATGTTCTTAGGGCTAATTCCCCTGTGGCACTTATGCTTAAGCCTAATGCGGGCAGAGACAAATACAGGGCATTTGTGGTGAAGTATAAAAGTAACCATATTGCACTTGCACAAAGAATTCCAGGCAAAAAAATGGAGGGCAACAGTAAAAAGGAGGCAATAAGGAACCTTTATTCTATCTCTACGCCGGCAATGCTAGGTTACGAAAAGGGAGTAATGGCTAAAGTATCTCCAAAGACCGAGGCATTATTAGCCTCGGAGGTTGCCAAGGGAATAGAGAGGTATTTGAAACTATGAACCCATTGATATTACAGGAAGAGCTTATAGAAGAGCTTAAGATTATGTTTGCTGGCTTAAGGTTTAATAATCCACTGGGTAAAAGTGTAGAAATAAATATTTTTGCACAAAATACCCCATTGCTTCAAAGCGATGAAGAAACTGAGCCTATACCGTATATTATAGTTCACTTAAATGATGGCGAACAAAAGGTAAGGGGTGACAGCTTTAACATAGTGGATGTAACTCTGGTAGTAGGCATATACGACCATGACAGTGCTAATCAGGGGCATAAAAATGTTATAGACGTTATTTACAAAATACAGGATAGATTCTCAAAGAAACCCGCACTTAAAAAGACTTCTTTTACAGGAGATTTTAAGTGGACGGTTATGGATACAGAAACGTATCCATATTATTGGGGAGCCTGTGAGATGAGTTTTTATATTCCGTCAATAAGAAGGGAGGATGAATTAAGTTGAGTAAAAAAGATGAAAGTACAATTCTTGATGTTCATGCAAATGAGAATCCAGAAAAGCAGGATGCAAAAAAGGAAGCCGTAAAAGAAAATGTGATCTATTTAGGTCCGGACATTCCCAATGTAGTAGCCGGTTCTACAGTATTTGAAGGTGGAGTTCTGCCGGAAGCAGTAAATGAAAAGATTGAAACACTGCCAATTCTTTCAAGTCTTTTTGTGCCTGTGAGCGGAATGGTTGAAAAGGTAAAAGAATTAAATAAAGCTGGAAGCTCTGCTAATACAATATATGCAAGAGTGAAAGCTGAAATAAAAAAGGAGGATTAATAATATGGAGTACAAACATGGTGTTGGCACGAGAGAAGTAAGTACAAAGCTGCCTCTTCCGGTTGAAAACCTTGGAGGAGTGGCAATTGTATTTGGAACTGCTCCGGTCAACTTGACTAATGCACCAAAAGAAGCTGTAAACAAGCCTTTTTTGTGCAGAACGTTTGATGAAGCAAAAGATGCGCTAGGGTATTCAGATGATTACGAAAACTATAGTCTTTGTCAGGCTATGGATGCCTTTTTCAAGGTTGCAAGAACCGCGCCTGTGGTATTGGTTAACGTTCTTAATCCGGAAACCCATACATCTGCTTATAGTGAAACTCTTACCATAAAGGATAAGCAGGCCGTATCTACCAAGAAGGGAATCCTTCTTGAAGGTCTAAGAGTTGGCAATCTTACAAGCGACAAGTATCTTCTTTCATTTAACGATGAGGGGTATCTTGTAATAACTATTACAGGCGATGTGAGTGACACCACTCTTGCAATGACCGGTAAAGTGATAGATGCAAGCAAGGTTACCGCTAAAGATGTAATAGGCAGTCATAATGTGGCTACAGGTAAAGATACAGGATTTGAACTTATAAAAGAGGTATTTACAAGATTTGGAGTTATTCCGGGGTTGTTGCTTGCGCCGGGTTACTCACAGATTCCGGAAGTAGGAGTTGCACTTAATGAAAAGTGTAAAAACATTAGTGGTGCGTTCAGCTGTGAATGTGTTGTAGACATTGATACAAAGAAGGCTGTAAAAATTGCTGATGTTAAGAAGGTAAAGAATGACAGCGGGTTCAGCGGAAGCCGTACAATATGCCTGTATCCGATGGTTAAGGTAAGAGGCAAAAAGATGTATGCATCTGCATATTATGCAGCAATGGCTTGTAAGACTGATGGTGAGAATGGATTTATTCCTAATGTCACACCATCTAATAAGCCAGCTGAGATCGAAGCCTTAGTTCTTTCGGATGGAACAGAAGTATATTTTGATATGACAGAAGCTAACTCACTAAACGCTATTGGTGTAGTTACAGCTCTCAATTTTAAGGGATTTAGATTCTGGGGCAACAACACTGCGGCTTATCCTGATACTAAAGACCCTAAAGAACGCTGGATAGGCACAAGAAGGTTTTTCTCTTGGTGGAGCAACACTTTTGTTGTTGATTACTTTGATAAAGTTGACAGTCTTATGAATATAAAACTGATTGAGTATATCGTTGATACAGCCAATATCAAAGGAAATTCACTTGTTGCCCAGGAGAAATGTGCAGGCATAAGGGTAGAGTATAAAGAGGAAGATAATACAAGTGAAAAACTGCTTGAAGGCAAGATAACTTTCAGGCATTACCTCGCTCCATATACACCCGCAGAATATATCGAGAATGTACTGGAATATGATGTAAACATGCTTCTTGCCGCAATAGGAGGTAAAAAATAATGGTGAATACAAATTTAGTACCTGAGGTTATAAACAATTGGAACGCGTATAACAAGGGGAATAAGCTTATTGGCGTTACCGGTTCGGTAACATTGCCAAATCTTGATGCAATTACTGAGCAAATAACAGGCGCAGGTGTGCTTGGAAGTTATGAAACAGGCATTATAGGACATTATGGCCCTATTGAACAGGAAGTGCCATTTAGAATGCTTGAAGAGGATATATTTTCCCTTATGGATCCAACGCAGAGTGTTGACCTTACATTTAGGGCTTCCACTCAGTACACCGAAAGGGAGACGGGGGCTATTGACTACAAAGGCATGAGAATAGTCGAAACGGGCAGATTCAAGGGCTTTTCAGCAGGAAAGCTTGAAGCGGGAAAAGCAATGGAGGGAACTCTTAAGCTGGAGATTCTTAGTTTTATGGTAGAGCTTAATGGAAGGAAGCTTGTCCAGCTTGATAAGTTGAATGATCAGTTTATTGTTAATGATAAAGACATGCTTGAGAAAGTGAGGAAATTTAGCTGATGGAAAATAAGGAAAAAGTAATTGAAGAAACGAAGGAAGTAATGCTTGGCGTAGATAACAGGCTTTTACTTAGACTTACCAAACCTTATACATTTGAAGGCAAAAGCTATGAAAGTGTAGACCTTTCAAGGTTAAAAGAGCTTACACTTACAGATATGGTATCTGTAGAAAGAAGGGTAAGAGGAGCATATTTAGGAGGTGATTCTAATCCTTTAATCGAGATGACGCTTATCTATGCGTGCCATCTTGCCAGCGTGGCGGCAAATCTTCCTA